ACTCAATATTGAGTTGGATGCACAGATTGCTGCTAGGGGCTTAGAGTTAGAAACCATGTTGTCTATCGCTCAGTTGTTGTATGGTAGCGTTATTGAAACAATGACCACGCCAGAGATTAAGAGGGACATCCTGTTGTACGCTAGACAGTATCCAAAAGAGTTCTTGGAGATGGTTTCAGATCCAGACTTGCAAGACACGGCCATGGCGTCAAGAGCGTTAAACGCTGGTATATTTACGTTGCGTAACAACAACAGAGAGATCTGGTTTAACATTCCTGGAAATAAGCGAAAGTTGATGAACTTGCAGCCAGGAGATGACGCAGTCTCTGCGTTGACCGTATACTTTGAAAGCGAAGAGGGATTGCCAGTTGCTGAAGTTGTGAAGAATAAATTATCGTAATTATTTGTATATTTGTTGTATGGAGAAATTTTTAAGCATCCCAGTTACTAGCGAACAAAATCAGCTAGTCCAGGCTACAGGAATCATTTTGATTGAACAAGCCTCTACAACCACCGTTACTGTCACTTATGGTGGCGGCAAAGTGGTTACACTTACACATGCCACTGCTGGCGCTGGAGACGAAACAGAGCGTGATGCAATTCAAAACGCCGTAGTTGCTGCTTTGCAGACTTCTTGGACTAATGTTGCATACACTGTATCAAACCTTCCATACGCAGTTAGTGGAATTGCTGTAGCGTAACCATTAAAACTATTTGAAAGAAGGCCATCTCGCAAGGGGTGGCCTTTTTTTGTTATCTTTGTGATGACATGATAAACACGGTAAGAAATACTGTTATGGCTATCCTTAATAAGGATAACAACGGTTATATTACGCCGGAGGAGTTCAACTTATTTGCCAAGCAAGCACAGCTTGAAATCTTTGAGCAGTACTTTTACGACTACACCAACTGGGTAAATAAAAGAAACGCCAGACTGGCAAATGATGGCTACGCTAACATTCAAAAAAATATTGCAGAAACAATTGATGAATTCTCTACGTCATCTACTCTGGTATACGATTCTCCTTCTCAATCGTTTGCCCTTCCTGCTGATTGGTACTACGTTAATGTTGTACTATACGGCACTAAAGAAATTGAATATGTGGCCCAGAACAAGGTGATGAACTTATTGAGTTCAAACATTACTGCACCAACCACAGCCTATCCAGCATATTACCAAAAAGGAGATGATATTAAGGTTTACCCAACATCGATCACGAGTAGCGTCAGTGCGATGTATGTTCGCTACCCTCTTGATCCTAAGTGGACATATACTGTCGTGGCAGGCTCGCCTATATTCAACCAGTCAGCTGTTGATTATCAAGACTTTGAGCTTCCGCAAAGCTCACAAAACGACTTAGTTTTCAAGATATTGTCATACGCCGGCGTGAATATTCGCGAAGCTGAAGTAGTGCAGTTCGCCACAGGATCAGATAACGCAGAACAAACTAAGCAAAGCTAATGGCATACATAACTAACCAAGCATACTATTCTGACCCAAATAACAGCGGAGACTATCAGTACGTGTCTTTGGCCGACATCGTTAACAACTTCATGTTGATGTATGTTGGCGACGACAAGCTGATCGGAACGCTGAACAGATACAATGCACTCTTTCATGCGAAGCGTGCAATCCAAGAGCTGAACTACGACGCGGCTAGGAACATTAAGGTCCTAGAGCTGAACGTTGGTGCAGACTTAAACTTGGTGTTGCCTCCAGACTACGTGAACTACGCTAGGATCTCTATGGAGGTTGAGGGTGTATTGTACACGCTACACGAGAACATGAGTGTCAACTATGCACAGGCATACTTGAAGGATTCTAGCGACAACGTATTGTACGACCAAGACGGTAATGTAATTACAGGAACTTCTGAGCTTGACATCAAGCGCATTCAAGGATACCCATACGACATCTTCTACGGAGAGGGCTGGGCCAATGGCCGTTGGGGATGGAACGTAGATGGGTACTGGTACTTCAACTACAACCTTGGTGGTTTCTTTGGATTGAATGCAGAAGCTGCGAACATAAACCCCACATTCAGAATTGACAAAGCAGCTGGAGTTATTCACTTTAGTTCTGGCATGAGCAATAAATTGGTCGTTATTGAGTACATCTCTGATGGTCTCGAGAATGGCGACGACGATGCTGTGAAGGTAAACAAGCTTGCAGAAGAGTTCATCTACGCTTACATTAAGTGGGCCGTGTTGAACAACAAGGTTGGCATACAAGAGTACGTTGTAAGACGTGCGAGAGAAGAGAAGTCAGCAATGCTTAGAAACGCAAAGATTAGATTGTCCAATATCAGTGCAGGACGCATTTTAATGGTATTGAGAAACCAAGATAACTGGATCAAGTAATGGAGTTAAAGAGAAGCCTAGTAGCTGGTATAATGAACAAGGACCTGGACGAGCGCCTGGTCCCAGATGGACAGTACAGAGATGCAATGAACGTTACCATCGGCACGTCCGAGGGGTCAGACGTTGGTGCTCTGTCGAATGAACTTGGTAACACCAAGATGGGCGACTTGCTCGCAGCTGCTAAGACATTTTCTGGTAACTCCTCACTAGTTCTAACCGGGGCAAAGACTATTGGTGCAATATCTGTACCCGCTGAGTTCTTGATTTTTTGGTTCGTTAAGTATAACTCTGGTAGCATTATTGCATCATACAACGAACTAACTGGACTGACCTCTATAATTGCGATGGACGCAAGAGTCGGTGCTGCGAATGTTCTAAACTTCAACACGCAGTACTTGATCACCGGTGTAAACTACATCAGTGACCTGTTGTTCTGGACGGATGGATTAAATCCTCCTCGCAGAATTGACACCAAGACATACTACCCATACAATAATTTTACAGAGGAAGAGATTAATGTTATCGTAAAGCCACCGTTGACAGCGCCTACAATCGCGTTGAAGACTGATGGTACTGACACGAACAACATAACTGACAAGTTCTTGTACTTTTCTTACAGGTACAAGTATCAGAACAACGAGTATAGCTCACTGGCTCCATTCTCTGAGGTTGCATTCTTTCCAAAGGACTTCCAGTACGACTACGGGACTGGCGTTAACAAGTCTATGGTTAACTTCTACAACTCAGCTGACGTGTCTTTTGATATTGGGTCTGATATTGTAAAAGAGATACAACTTGTATTCAGAGATTCGTCTGGCTTAAATGTGAGCGTTATTGACAGCTTCTCTAGGGCTCAGATCGTGTCAGGAAATGTTAGCTCTGTAAGCTTAACAGGAACTACGGCTACCTTTCAGTCATTCTCTAACAACAAAATCTACAGCGTTCTTCCCACTAGCCAACTGACCCGTTTGTTCGACAACGTCCCGTTGAAGGCAAAAGCTCAAGAGCTTATCGGTAGTCGTTTGGTATACGGTAACTACACGCAGTTCTACAACATTGTAGACATCGCTGGCGGTGGCATTACCATGAACTATGGTGTTGATGTGGTTCCAGAAAGCAAGCTGTCTACAACATACGTTATCGGTGACCCGGTTAAGACCATGCGTAGCGACAGAGACTACGAGATTGGTATCTCTTATGTTGACGCATACGGACGCATGAGCACGGTGCTTACGTCTGTAGACAACTCTGTTTACATTGGTCCAGAGAACCCTGACACCGGAAACAAGTTGTTACTTACAATCAACAATGAAGCTCCTGCATTTGCTACGAAGTATCGCGTAATGATCAAGCAAAACAAGGGAGCGTACTACAATATCTATCCAACCATATTTTACACAGACGGTCCTTTTGTTTACATGTTGATCAACGAGTCGGACGTAGACAAGGTAAAGGCTAATGATTATATAGTAATAAAGGCGGATCCGCTAGGAATTACTTACAGCGCTGAGCAATATAAGGTACTTGAAGTTGGAGTCAAGGAAAAAGATTTCTTGAACAATCCGTCAAAACCAAACCTGTCTGGAGTATACTTGAAGGTTAAAGTAAATAATAATGTTGCATTTAATGACGACAATTTATTTACATACAAGGTTACTGCAACTAGCAAAACTGGTGTTCCTAAAAAGATAGGAGCATTTGATATACATTCTTGCGAAATTTCTAACATAAACCCACTTACATTTAGATTCGCAACTATCGAGACTCCAATTTTTTATGGTAGGGGGGTAAATGATCTTGGCATTGAAAACAACAAGAACTGGGTAAACAACTTTGGTAGAAAAGACATAAGGTTCACATTGACGATAGACGGGAAGAACACGTATAAATATACAATGTTTGGATCTTCTAAGGTTATAGAATCGAATGTTGCTATTACTGGTGGTATTCAGTACTTGAAAGATGACACAAACACCAATGTTGTAGCCATTAGGTTCTCTAATGTGTCTGGTCACGTAATCAATGACTCTTGGAGAATAAATTGCCGTTCAGTAGGTGGGCTAAACTACTTTGGAGACAGAACTATTTTTGCTGGTGGCGCCGCATCGAATACGGCTGGAATTGGAGTTGATCCAATGGGAGCTTGTGCAATAGTACCTGGTTTCTTGGACAATAACGAGGATTTAGAAATCAAGGCGGGAGCTGTAATAACATTCAGTATAGACGAATCAAAAGTTGTTGGCGGGTCTAAGCAGCCAAAACAAACATTTATATCTTCATCAAACTACGCCAACATTGAGGAGTGGTTTATTGAGGACAATGCATACTCGAATTTTGTAATGTTCGCGGATGGTCAAAACAAAGGATATAAGAGCATCTTCTTTAGAAGGTCTAAGGATTACTTTGTAAAAGACGGAATGAACTCTAGTACACAGTCGAAAGACGGTGCTGTTAGAATGTATATTCTTGGATACGCTAACACCCCTGCAATAAACGGAGTTAAGTGCGAGTCATCTACAATCACCGTTGACTTTACAGTTACACAAGTTGAAAATCCGGTTGTGCTTGAAACCGTTCCAGACTCTAGCGATGCAGACATCTACCATGAAGTAGCAACGTTTGGCGTTAGTAATGGACTTCACGAAGGAAACATAACAACACAGACACGCGCCGGCGCAGGATCTACTAAGAAGTCTGCCGTGGTTCAATTGGATAATGTATATAATGCATTTTGCTTTAGAAATGGCGTAGAGAGCGATCGTATCAGAGATGACTTCAACGGTTCGTTGATGCAGTACAGCCCACGCGTGTTGTCAACCATTGAGAACTACGAGCAAGAGCTTGTAACAAACGGATTGACATACAGTGGCGTGTTCCGCGAGGATACCGGTACCAATAGACTCAACGAGTTTAACCTGTCTACCGCAAACTTTAAGTACGTGGACCGGTTCTTTGGTAGCATCCAAAAGCTTTACGCTAGAGACACTGACTTGGTGGTATTCCAAGAGAACAAAGTATCTGTTGTACTTTACGGCAAAAACTTGATCAGCGACTCTGTTGGTGGAGGGTCTATCGTTAGCATTCCAGAAGTGCTTGGAACACAGATTGCATTTCCAGGAGAATACGGTATCAGCTTGAACCCAGAAAGCTTTGCTGTGTGGGGTAGCAACTTGTTTTTTACAGATGCCCGCCGTGGTGTTGCGTTGTCAATGGCCGGCAACAGCATCCAAGAGATTTCAATGCAGGGCATGCGTGACTGGTTTAAGGACCTGTTCATCGCTGGAATCAACAGGCAGAAGATCGGAACGTTTGATCCATACAACCAGATGTACGTGCTCACGTCTAACGACGACACTGCGTCTCCTTGCGAATTGACTGTTACGCCTTCTTCTTTGACCATTGACAAGTCAGCGCAAACCAAGAACATTTTCGATATTCAGTCAAACTCTGGATGGGTTATTACAAACATCCCGAACTGGATGACTGTTGCTCCGTCTAGCGGAACAGGAAACCAAGACGTAGAGGCTGATATCGCAGCTAACAACACTGGCGTTTCTCGTACAGCGACTCTTACCATCACTGCATCTTGTGGAGTTGTGAGAACCTTTACAATCACACAGACTGCTACCGTTATCAAGCGTCGCTCTACATTCGTTGTAGGCGATCCAAAAGAAAGCGGAAAGGTAGGAAGCCAGCGATACAATTATTCTAGCTCAGGAACGCTAGGATACGAGTTCAACGATACCATCTTCAAGCCGGTCGATGTAGCGTTATTCGACACCACTTCAGACGTGGCTGGAACAAATGGTATTCCTGCTCCTGGAGACACCGTAACTGTTTACGCATACAAGAACAACGCATCTGCTTTAGACGCTGAGTTGAATCCATTCATCCCGTCAACTGGGAACAAGGTGTACTACTTGGTATCTAACACGGAATACACGGAGGAAGATTACGCTACTGTTGTATCTCTTGGAACTCCGGTGACTATGTCGCTTGTTGGCTCAGAGTACAGCGGAACATTTGTTTATACAGCTCCCTCTAACGAGGCGTACCTGTACTTGGTTTGGGACTACAGAAATACTGTGGCGTGTGGATCGTCTGTGTCGTACAGCGGAGAGGCTGCTACTACACCTACTATCGTAAATATGAGTGCTGCAAATGGTAGGGTATCTTACACATACGACGCACAGTCTACGCCAGATAGGTTTGTAGTTTCCGTTGGAGGTAACATTGTGGCAGACAGTGGGTACGTTGGCCTTAACAGCCTAGCGAACTACAACGCGTTGATCGCTGCTGGCGTTTCAGGAAACGACATTAACTTGGTGTCTCCATACAATGGACTGGTAAATAACAGCACAGGCACTTTGAGCTATGTAAAAACGTCAAATGCAGAAACTGTGCTTACTGTTTACTCTCCA